TTTGCATATTTTTTAAAATCAGTTTTACAAATGTCTATGTGACTATCAGCGTTTGGAAAATAATAGTCTAATACTTTACGAGGGAACTCCATCCATTCGCAATGGAATACGTTATCCCAACCCATCCACTCAGCAGCAAGATCAAAGCCTCCTATACCTGAGAATAAACTTCCGTGCCTCATAGTATTTCTTTATATCGTGTGTATCTTCCTTCAAATGACATCGGAACAGATACGCATTGCCCATGTCTATTCTTGCCTATAATTAACTCAGCATCCATTTCAATCTCAGGTTTATCATCTGAATAATACGCTGGTCTAAATGGAAATAAAACAATATCAGCATCCTGTTCAATTTGACCACTCTCTCTTAAATCTGAAAGCATTGGTTTCTTTTCAGCTCTTTTTTCAGTTTCTCTTGAAAGTTGTGCAAGTGCTATTATTGTTATTCCTAACTCCTTTGCCAAAAGTTTAAGAGTTCTGCTGATGTGTGCAATCTCTTGCTCTCTTACTTTCTGATGGCTTTTAATTAACTGCATATAATCAATGAAAACTATATCAAGACCATGTTTAGCCTTGTGAAGTTTTATCTTTGCTACAATGTCGTTTATATCACTATTGCTGCCATCATCAAGAAAGAAGTCCATATTCATTCCGTAAAGTTGCTCTGTGATTTGTTTTAAATCAGTTTCTGTTAATCTCGCACTTCTGATTTTGTAGTTTTCTACATTCGCAATAAACGAAAGATATCTTTTTGCAAGTTCCTCTTTTGACATCTCAAGAGAAATAAATAGAACCTTTGCAAGTCTACAGGAGTCAATGGCAAGTGAAAGAGCTATTGCAGTTTTTCCGCTTCCAGGTCTACCTGCTATTACAACCATGTTGCCCTTATTCCAACCTCCTATATATTTGTCAAGGTATTTCCATCCTGTGCTTATGCCTGTCATGTTAGTTCCTCTTTGAACTGCCTCGTATAAAGTGTCAATTACATTTCCTGCAACTGAAGAAATTACTTTTGCTTTCTGACCAACACTTACGGTGTTTTCTTGAAGCATTAAATTTATGTCGCTTATTATTTCGTTTAGATCACGGTCATAATTAAAATAAGCCATCTTAGATTGTATGTTGTTTTTCTTGTAAGCAATCTCAATCTGAAGAATCTCTTTTTCTAAATTGACATTTGTCGTTACAACATTTTGCATGGTTGCAATCTCTCTGATATGTTCCCGGTGGCGTAAACCAATAGAGGATAAACTTACAGGCTCATTACTCATATATAACTCTTGCATTGTAGTTACAACGTCTTTTCTAAATGAGCTAAACCATTGAGGGTTTAATTTCATTATAAAGTTGTGTGCATCAGGATAAAGAAACATTTGTCCTATTATGCTATTTTCTATTTCAATCATCTAAAGTTGCTCTTTTATGTGTTATCGTTGGTGTTTGCAAAGTTATCTTTTTTGGTGGATAAATACCGCTGTAATTATTTGCTATGCTATACTCTACAGCGTTTGTAAAGTCTATAGGGTTCGGATAATCTTTAACGATTGTTTTCTTCAATGCTTCAAGTCCAGTAGGTTTATACGTTTGCTTTTTCTCTTTCTTATACTGAAGCCATAAATTCAAACTCTCTTTGTATTCTTTTACATTATCATTATCATTTACATTAGCTTTTACTTTGCTTTCGTTTAGGTTATGTTTAGGTTCTATTTTGGTTTCATTTAGGTTTTCTTTTGCTTTCTTTGGTCTACCTCCTTTATTGCCATTTGCATACTTACGCAAATTTGCATCTAATTGAGGTTTAATAAGTTTAAAGATTGTAGATGGCAAACCAGTTAAATCAATTTGATTTTGGTTTAATCCATACTCAAAAACTGCTTCCCAAACTTTCGCTTGGTGTAGTGGCTCAAGCTCTTTGATAGCATCATAGAACGAGCGGTAAATTATCATTGACTCTCTCATAAATAAAAAATGCCCATAGAAAATAGATGTGAGAGAGACATCTATTAACTACAGGCAAATATCTTTTAAACTTAACCATCTCTCTCATGGTTGTGTTTGTTGCTATTTAAAAGAGAGAGCAGCAGGTGCAGTACTACTCCCTCTGATTTGGTGTATGCAAATATAGTTAATTATTTTATAATTGCAATTATCTACCATTTTCTTTGTGCCATTTTCGGTGGCATTGTCCACATAAAGTAACCCCATTGTTTACATCAAATCTTAATGATTCATTGTCTTTATAGGGCTTTATATGATGAGCGTGTAAATCATAGACGCTATTACATTCAGTGCATTTACCGTCTCTTAACTTTACCAGAGAAGCCCAAGCAACTTGATTAAATCCTCTTTTATTTTTGGAGGTTTTTGGAGTTACACTCTTTTTGTAAATTTGTTTTAAAACTACTGTTTTCGGTTTTATTTCTAATAACCAATTTAATTCATTTACAACGCGACTTAAAACTTGGGTAGATGATTCAGTATTTACATTGGATAATCTTATATGTGCATCAGTTGGTTCAAATGCTACTAATGGTATTAAATCTCGTTCATAGAATTCTTCATCTTGTTCAGACCAAACTTCTTCTTGGTGTATAATACCTTCATAATCAAATATTTCGCAGCAATTATAAACATCGTGTAAATCCTTAAATAAATGAGCATATTTAGTTGGAACTGCAATAGCCTCTAATTCTGGACCACCAAAATGATCCTGTATTGTAATTAAATAATCTTGATACTCGTATTGTTCAAATACTTTTATTTCAACTATCGGCATATCATTCTTCTTTATTTTCCAACTGAATAAATCCAGTATGTCGATTACTTCCCATTTCTTTTAAAAATTGCACTTCTACTTTTGCGGAGTTAATGATTACCTGTGCAACCTCGCTGATTGCTCTTGCCTTCTCTATTTCCATGTCTCCGTCTTTAAGCATTTCAATAGTTTCAAATAGATGATGTCTCAGGTCTTGAATTTTGTCTTTTGCCATGTTCTGTTATTATTCTTGTTATGTTCTTTTTTAAATGTATTACTTCCTGTAATTCCTCAGGTAAATGTACCCAGTGATTGCGTTGCATATGTTCCTGACGTGAAATTAGTTTTAGATTTGAGATATCCAAGTTCTTTGGATTTCGGTCTAAAAATATAACTACTTCGTAAGGATCTAATTTAATGCCGTGATGCTCTTCGTATATAATTCTATGCTTAGGTCTATACTTCCCCTTGTGCTTTATTTCAATATAACCGTCTTTGCTTATCCTTTCTGTGCCTTCAGGTTTCCAATTATGAGGCTTGTGACCTTTTGGAAACTGAGTTTCTTTGCCACCTATTTGAATGCCTTTTTTACCTTTGTTCCAGCTTGTCATACCCTTTTTGAACTGAGTAGGTATATTTGGCTTTACATTGTAGCAATGGACTTTCTTAAACTCTTCTGACCTTGCTATGTTGTAACGCTGAGCAGCACAGTAAACAACGTGTCTCTTTGTTCCAAAGTATTGACAAATTTCGTCAATGTGCGTTTCAATGTATAACTCTCTGAGTTTATCAATTTTCTCTGGTGTCCACCGAAATCTCATAGCCTAAATCTTGTTTAACCTTGTCCTGTTCTTCTAATCTCTTTTGATAGCGTTCACCTCTTAAATGAGGGTAGTTCATTTGTAGTTTGCGTCTTATTCTTGAAATGGTTGAAGCGTTGGTCACTTTGCCCTGATAAAGCATATTGAAAAATTCATGCGTTTTGTAGGCATAATTATCGTTGTCGTTCATTTCCATTTTCCAAAATTCAACGAGTAAAACATTATCGTTGTCTCTTGCTTCTGAGTGGTTGAGCAAAACTGCTGCTACTCTTTGTTCAATTAGTTTATTCATTTGTTACCTCCGTATGTTATTTTACTAAATTGTGTGAATACCATGCTAAATCAAAAGCCCATGTAGGTGTTATTGGTTCTTTAAAATAGATAACCCAAAAATCAGCTGAGCCACCATAACCAAAGTCAGGATCATTATATCTGCAATAGTCAATGGAACCATGCAGTAAATGACTTTTCATTACTGCGTTGTACTGTTGTGTGGTTAATAATAAGTGTTTCATGATAATTTAGTTTTACCTCTGTACATTGTTTTTCTAACTTTAGCCTGGTGCTTCATTACCTCGTTAAAGTGAGCAGGATCAACATAAGGTCTTTCCTGCTCTTGGAATGGTTCAGCTTCTTTTTGCTCTTGATTAAAATCTTGTACCTTGATAGCAAGATACCAAAGCAAGTACGCTATTGCAAAGAATAGAATACAAACGATTTGAAAATAGTGGTGTTGTGTCATGGTTCAAATATCTATCTAATTTCCTTAAATGCAAAATATTTTTTCAATATTGCAAAGATAATTACAATCTGATGACATTATTTAACAACTCAGCAGCAGCATTTAGCTTCTCGTCTATCTCGTCTTGGACTAAATGACGTTCTATCTCTGCAACGTGAATCACCTTGCCTTGTGGCATTCGTGGATCGTAACTAACAAAGTAGCCTTTATCTAAATCCGCTGCAATCATTCCAAGTTGCATTTGCCAGTAATACTCAGGATGCAAAGCCTTTAAACTATCGGCATCGTAGATAGTAAAGTTTTTCAGGTGAATTGCTGAGTTATACGGGCATTTAATTTCTAAGATAGAATCTTTACTCAATCCGTCAGGAGAATAGCCGCTATTGTCTCCGTATGGTATAAAAACATACGTTTCACCTCCGTAATAGGTAAACTCATCAAATGTAATTCTTGCGAAATGGTTAAAGGCATCAGGTTCGTATTGCTTACCCCATTCAAGGGCATCTCCGAAAATTGCTTTGCGTTGACCTGTGAGAATCTCTGCTGCTTTCTCGTATACGAAAGTCTCAGCAGTTTTGCTTAGTGTGTCACCGCTTCGAGAACTTCCCATCAGCTTGTGTATCTCAGAGGCAGTGAAGCGAGATAGTCTCGCCTCCTGCCAAAGTTCTTCCTGTTGTGTCAAAATAATTTCCATTATTTTTTACCTCCGATTATTTTATTACGCATCCACTCTGCTCCATAAATAAATGAAGGGGCAAAGGTAGATTGACTTTTTGCTTGTTCATATATTTCCTCATCACTTGGTAGTGGTACAGAGGTTAACAAATCAATCAAATCTTGATAATGTTTATTTGGAATGTAGATTCCATGTCTGCCTAATGCTAACAAAATAACGCTATGCATCTGTTCTTCTGTGTATAGTTTCATATGTTCTGTAATTTCCATCCTTGTGATATCATTCATTTAGTAGCGGTCAAAATTGCAATGTTATCTGCACTTACAATGTACTTGTCAGTAACGTCAGAAATAGAACCGCCTTTTGCGATATGGTCAACTGCTTTCTTCCACAATGGGTGCTTAGGTGTCATCTCTTCTTTTACTGCTTTAACATGGTAGCCTGTGGCACTATTTGCGTCGTCGTCCTCTTGATTGAGATTAAAGATAGAAGCTAATGCGTAACGTCTTGCGTAAGTAATTGCAGAGCCTTGTTGCTGAGGATTGTTTAAGTCCTTCATTCGCAATACTTGTTCACTCTGCATCCATTCGCCACTCTCAGCGTGATAAACGGTAGTCACAAGACTATCCTCATTTGGGTGTTGTGTAACCAGTAGACCGCATTCTATCATAATAGGGTTAATGACTTCAAGAATAGCCGATAGGTCAGCGTAGTTCTTTTTAAAATGTCCATTAACAGCAGATTTCTTAACTGCTGATACTTTGGTTTGAAAGCAAAACATTGCTTTAGTTAGGTTTGTTATTTTCTCTGATGTTTTCATAGTGTTTCTTGAATTACTCTATATAGTTCGTGTTCTTTGATATGCTCTAAATCTACTCTATAAGTTACCTCGTAAGGACTGCTGTCGTCATCTTTAGAAATAACCTCTTCAAATTTCTTGAAATAGTGTTCAATTATTGCATCTTCAACTTCCATTCTGTCGTAGATAAAAGTAAAAGAGTCATCAAATACTACTTGTACCTCTTTGTCGTGTACATACACGTTTACTTCAACTTTCATCGTGATACCTCCTCTAATGCAGTTTTAATAACCAACATAGCCTTTGGATTAATAACGTCACCGTCAAGATACTTGCGTACGGTAGGCATAGACACGCCTGTTTGCTCGGACACTCGCTTTACGAGTCCGTGCTTTCTTTTTACTTTAATAAGATTTATGATTTCTTGTAGTTCCATGCAGCAAAGATAAAATAAATTTCCACAATAGAAAAATATTTTTCTTTATTGACAGAACTATGACGCTAAAGAGTCAGCTATATATTTGCCTACTCTGTCAGAAAGAGTCTGCAACATCTTGTCATTCAATGCAGGAGAAATAAAAGGTCGTGCCTTAGTTCCTTTTCTGTGAATCTTCCTTGCGATTACATAAGCAAGGCTCTTTACCGATTCAGCACGTGACTGATTTTTGGATGTCCTTGTTTGAATTCCTTTGTTTATTATCCATTGCTCAATAGATTTCTGTAGAGTTGGATTAGATGGCGTGTTTGTTTTTGTAGGTGGTCTACCGTCTTCAACCCACTTGTAGTAGTCAAGCATTTTAATCTGCAGACTATAGCCTGTTTTAGTTGAAGAAATGTCAGGCTCTATCTCTGAGTAAAGTCTACGTGATGCAAGTGATTTGTTTTTCTGAAGATTAGCACGAAATTTAGAAATAAGTTCATTCCCCCAATTTTGGAGTATGCCTTGAATCCCTTTATCCCCAGCAGGATTAAAGTCGCTAAATTTTTTGCCTATGTCGTCTAAGGTTGCCAACGTCTTTGTGCGTAAATGTAAAAGTCTTGTAATCTATTTATCCAACCTTTTCCAAAGTCTTTGAATGAAGTCAGGCTTTGAAGAAAGTGAATTCTCCAAGAGTAGCAACTTTCAAAAACCCACTTTTCACCGTGACGCTCAATAAGGCTATTTAAGGCACTAATTGTGAATTGCCCTATCTTACCATCAACTTTCAAATTGAAGCCGTGAGAGTTCAAAAAACGCTGCAACTGACGTGATGAACCGCCTATGCCTGAACCCCAAGCAAAGTCTGCCCAAAATTCAGCTATTATCTGAGATTCTATTTTAGTGCAGTTTAAACCGTCCCAATAGCGTTTGTAAATCTGAATCCACTTATCTTTGGGCATCTTGTAAAAAGATTCAATAGATTCGTTGTTAGAGCCAAAGATACCTTTCCAAACCATCCAAGTAATTCCTTTGTTCGTGTGATATCCGCTTCCGTCAGGCACTGGGTGTCTTGATGCCGTATCAGCTTTGTGCTTATTTAGACCGCCTTCCCATTTGAGAATATAGTCGATATTAGAGAGTTCTATTCTTGCCATTGATTTCAATAAGTTTGTTAAGATACCATTCTGCTTTAAGCAAATCTTCCTGTCCGTTCTTACGAGTATAACGCATAAGATACTTAAGACAGTTACCGTGTAAATAACCTTTAAATGCTTCATTTGTCATTGCTGATTCGATAGCATCTATAGCCTCTACTTTACCCTGATAGTGTGCAGGTTTGTTAACTACGTCCATAGTGCTTCAAATTCATTTAACGGCAAATCTATTAAAAAAGTGTGACCACCTGTGCAATAAACTTGTGTAAGTTCATAAAACTCTGACGCAGCAATGACATGATTTAGGTTTAGCCACCCTTCTTCTACTATCTCAAAAGCGTCTGCATCCATTTCTAACCCCAACTTTTTGTATATTGGATCAATGTTTTCTTCTTGGAAGACAAAGTTTACTTTTACTCTCATAGTGTTTTATAAGTGAAAGCGTTTATTTTAACAAGTTCTTGCCCTTCTTTTTTGGTTCTTTGCGGATGTAATTCTAACCATCTGCCACCTGTAGGCTTAGGAGATGCTCCACGTTCAACGTGCCAACCGCCTTTGCCCTGATTATATTCTTCTTTATAAGTTGCAGTTCTAATCATTAAAATATCCCGTAATTCAACATTCAAATGAGAGGTGATTCGTTCAACGGTGTACGTAAGTTCGTGGTCTTCGTGAACGTGTCCCATCCAAATCATGTCAGCACCTTCTACATAAGTAGACATTCTGTTAAATTGAATAGTACCCTTAGTAACTGCTCCACCGCCACCGAAGCCGTGCATATACTTTATCTTGTAGTTTACTTGTGTTCCGTGCCTTATAAAATTATAGACTATCCAACCACCGTAACCGCCTACTTCTATCGTAGTGCCGTTTTTAGAATTTAGACCAAAAACAAATCTATCAATTACGTCTGTTTCTTGACGTTTAAGAATGTTTGTTTCATGATTTCCGTAACCTACAACTTTAATCAAATGAGCATAAGGAGAAAACCATTCAATAGCATCGTTTACAACCGCATCTAAGTAGTTTGCTTTGTTGTGTTCAGGTCTTATGTCGTTTTTGCTTTTACGAGGATCGTAAGCCCCTTGCATTAAACAAAAAGTGTCTCCATTAAATAAGATGTCTGCCTCTAACTCTTTTGCTTGGTCAAGATGACGTTTAAGCATTTGACGGTCACATTTGGGATTATCCCAATGGATGTCAGAGATGAGTAGTACTTTTTTAGGTTTAAATTCTGCATCGAAACGGTGTACATTGTTCTTCATAGTAATATTGACAAAATCAAAACAGACCAACTGATAATACAAAAATCTCTGTACCTATTTCGTTGACCTTTTATTTCAAAGTTGTCGTTCTTTAATTTAATGATTTGACTATGCTGCTCTTGAATTGTTGCACTATCTTGAGATGCTAACTGCATGAATTTTTCTTGTTTTTGTCTGCACTTATGCAACTCCAATAGACGCAAATTAATTTCTTTTATCGTGCTGTCGGAGAATTGACAATAGACTCTCTGTGGTGTTAACAGAAGTAATGCTATCAGCAAACACTTTGTAAATACTGTCATGCTTTTTTTCAATCTCATAGATTTCTCTGATTATAATAAGCCTACTCGTATCAGGTGGGGATGTCACAGTAGGATTCGAGGTAGGGCGTGTTAACACTAACACTAATAGAGTGACCAGCCACAACGTCAGTTGAGCTATCAAAGAAAGGTTCTGCTGCTGCATTTACAATAAGTTCAAAGTCTGTTTCCGTCACGTTTCTTCGTAAAAGTGTGACAATGTCTAAAATAATACCTGCACTATCACTAAGCACCTCAATAGTGTTAGAGCTACTTTCAAACGCTCTATCCATCACCATCAGTTCAAAGTTGTAAGTCACTAATCTTGTTTCTGTGTTAAACTGAAAACCGTTAGGAACTAACCAAACGAGAGGATAGTATTTAACCTCTTCAACTGCGAAATCAAAGTCAGCTCCGACTGCGAACTTTCCCACCATTTTGTGGCTTTCCGATTGAGTCTGAATTTTTTTGATAATCTGATTTAACGTCATAAAGTTTAATTAGTTTCTGTTCGTTTTTTATGCGCCATTTATTCTTCTGGGAAGTCATAGTTTGAAAAGCAATCATCGTTAGTACCGGGCAAGTACATACCACCAAACAAAGCAGTATTTTTTGGTTTAATTACATCGAAGCCACTACCAGGATTTAAATACTTAGGATAAATTTGTGGGTACTCCTTCAAGAAGTTACGCAATCTCTCAGCGTAGTATTCTGCTTTATCTCTATATCTCTGCTCGATTAGAGTTAACTCTTGCGGAGTAATAGGTTGAGCAAACTCTGCCTGTCTTGAACTTACGGACTTATTTAAGAATTTAAAAGTCATCGGAAGCATTGACTCAACCAATGTATAATACTTCAAACAGGGTGCAATGTATGAATCTAAAAGAGTCGTGTTATCAGCAGTTACGTTACCGTTAAAGGTTTGAACTTGCAGTTCGTCATATATACCGCTACCAATGATGTCACGAATATACACTTCTTGTGCCTCTTTTATAGCACTTTTAAGTAATTTATCATCAAGATTTTCGTTGATGGGTGTGTTATCCTTTAAAAAGGTAACTGAAATAAAATATACAAAGTTAGCCATTGATTTTTCTTCTTAATAGTTGTGATTTCCAAATGTGTCTGCAATACGGAACGTGAATAGCAGGTGAAGAGCCTTTAACCGTCATCCAACCGCCTCTTCTTTCCCACGCATTATACCCGACTCTTGACGAAATTGTGTCGATGTCCTCACGAGTGTACACACGATTTAAAGCGATTAAACTTCGGCAAAAATCTCGTGAAGTAGGTATGATTTCAGAGCCGCTTATTCCAGGTGCTTTTTCGTAGGTATAACGCACTAAAAGTTCTGTTCCTAAGCCTGAATCAACAAGCGTCTTAGTTCCTTGCTCTGTGACGTTTAAAATGTTATCTGCTGAGGTAATTAAGCCGTCATTGATTAGTTTGGTTACTGCCTCCGCTACTTTATCAGCATCTTGCTTAATGTTGTTAGCAAGGTCTTGAAGTGTTAACTCTGTGTTTCCGTTCAAAAACTGCAGAATAATAAGTTCAAGAGCAGAGGCAAAATCAAAAGGGACTTTTTCAAACTTAGAAGCTAATTCTCCAAATTGCTCAAAAACTGCAAGGTCTTTGTCGTCATCCCAACCGAAAGGATTGTGATTGCAATTGCTTTGTGAAGACATTGCAACGGTATCGCTCATGCCTAACTCTCTTCTTGCCTCAGCTTGTGATATAATTCCTTTCTCAAATAGTTGGATGTAATCTAAACCGATAGGAGGCTTATTTTTAGTTTTTAGGGTTACAGGTGTAATAAACTTAAAAATAGAAGTCAACGCTCTATCCATTTGGTTCTGACGTGGCTCAATGTAAGCGGTCTGAAATGCCTCGTAAGATTCTATAAGTTCTGAACGTCCACCAAGTTGACCTTCTGTTTTGATACCAAATAACATTGGAGAAGTGACTCTGTGAGCCATCAAGATTTCTTGTTGTACAGTTTGGTTTAATAGGTCAAACTGCTTGTCGAAGTCAGATGGTGCTAAGTTGTTAACTACCGACGGAGTTTCGTTTGGATCGTTAAACTGAATAATTATAGAACCTGCATTATCTGTGCCGCTAAAGTTCTCTTTAAATCTCTTAATAGTCTGACGCATCTCTTCAGGAGTTGGAACGCCTTTGAAGAGTTGTAAGAGAGTTTGAGCAGAGAAACCACTCTTTATACTATTCAAGTGAAAATTTGCAATCTCCGTGTCTATTTCGATGTATTTTAAAGCACTTTGATACGGTGCAGTAGGATATTCCCCTTGACCTGCTTTGTACATCTTAAAATAGTACAACTGCTTATTCTCACGAGTGATTGGATTCCAGCAGTAGTAGTAAATCGGATCTAATTTTCTATCTGACCAATCTTCAGCATACCAATAGTGACCGTCAAGAGAAATTCTGACATTTTGAAATGGCAAGTGATAAATCTCAGCTATGGAGGTTTTCGCCTTATTCCAAATAATCTCCAATGCGAATCCATCAAACAGTTCAAGGTCAGCAGCAATCTTTGCTTTAACGTCATCAAAGGACTCGTAAGCGTTAATAGAAGCAAGTTTATCATTAGCGATTGTTAGTTGCTCTGTGTTGTTTGCTATTACCTCTGTTTTGTCACCTGCTATATATTGAGCCTTTTGTGATACCAACGCCCCATGCTTAGGCGAAGAGTTGTAAAGGTCAATAAGCATTTGAGGGTACTTATTATCAGTCCCGTACGTGATATAGTTCTTTGCCTTGTTCTCTTTGAAAACAGGTATCTTGCTTTCGGCAAAGTTTATTCTTGCAAATTCTGTCATGATTTATCTTTTGTAAATAATAGTAGTAAACCTCCACCAATAAATGCCGTAAACTCAGTTAATGTTGCTTTTTCAAACCACACAAGCAAAAAACCTACGCCCATAACTCCTAAGCCTAAGAGTGTAGATTTCCAATTTTTAAATATGCGGTCAATCATTTGCGTAATTTTTTAATGTAATAAATAGCACCAAGTAAGCCCGTAACAATTGCGATTAAACCACCGATAGCAGAGATGATAGGGTTGTATAAAGTAGCCAAAGAACTAAAAGCCCCAACAAAGGACGTTGTCGTTAAAGCGTTAGCGGTTGTATCAGTTAGTTTCATCGAATGGGTTAGGTGTTGGTTTAGGTATGTATTCGCCTTCGGGCAAGGTAAGTAAGTAATTCCACTCAGTATTTAAAATTTCTTCTTTGTCCTGCTCAGATAAAAATAAGTACCATACTCCGTTAATATCTTGTACGCAATTAAAAAATTCATAAGGTGCGTAAAATACCCCTTGTATAGCGTCTTTTTGTTCTATTGTTAAAATATATCCTATCATTATACTTGACGTGATAAAGTTGTTTGAAATGCTTGTACTGCTGTGTAGAAGTTAGCCATATTTGTAGTTGACAAACCATCACCAATAGTACAAAAAGCATATTCTTTATTAGAAAAAAATGCCGCACTTCCATTTGCATTTGCAGCACCTAAATATAAATTATTATTTGCTAAATTCCCAGAAGTGCCTATCCCTGTAGTCCATAAAGTTCCATTTCTATAAACTGTTTGCGTCGAACTTCCGTTAGTTGCGACATTCCAAAAACCTCTTGAATCTAAAGAAGCAAGTGCCGTTGTATAGAGTGGGTCAGCAATACCAAAATAACTCATATTATTATTATATCTTGTTTGTAAATATGTTGGGTTGGTAGTCATACCAGCATTGTCAGCATTTGCTAAATCGTAAGGCTGACCAGTGTTAATGTTATTTCGTGCATATACAGATAAGTGGGCAGTTGTTTTTGTTAAATTAGTGCTTGAATTTAATGCAGTATCCATATGAGCACTCGTTCCATTAGGCTTTACCCCCGTACTCGCAAAAGTCCAACCGCTTGAAAAAGTACCCGTAAATGAACTGCTTTTTAAGTTCTGCGCACACGCTGCTGCACTTGCTCCAACCATTGGGTATATGGCTTTCATTTTAGTCCAAATTCCATCAGTTTTCATTTTAATAACCAAAGTATTTACGGCATTCTTTTCAGTCAATGAAAGTGAACCACCAGCAGTTGTAACTCGGTCAAAGAACGCTTGTGCATCAGCGTCAATTTGACCAATAGAACTTGCTAAAAATCCGTGTGTTGCTAATATCATATATTTTAACTTACGATGTCACCAAAGAGATACCATTCATTTTCCGCTATCTTTATCAAAGTCGCACCGCTATACTGCACGTTCAACTTTAACTTACCTCCGTTACTTCTGACGGTTACTCCACTTGTTGCAACTATTGTCGTTTGACCAGCTCCGTATTGCGCTAATAAAATCTGTGTACCTGTTGGAAATGCAACCGAAGAATTTAAGGGTACAGTTAAGTTATTCGCACTACCTACGTTCATCTCAACTAACTTGTCAGCATCAGACAAAACAAGTGTATAAGATGCCGTTTGGCGGTTGGTAGTGATTAATTTATTTGTTTTTGCTGCATCCAAACCGCTATACTGCGAGTTTGTTGCATTATCACCGCTATTTGTTCCGCTTGTGTTTCCGATTACGGTTAATTGGGCATCAGTTACATAGCGTTTATTGCTGCTATCTGAAATGTCTGCGGTGGTTGCATCCGCCCCAGCAGTTACTAAACCTTTTGCATCGTAGGTTATTTTTGTTTTTGTCGCCCCTGTGATTGCAGCGTTTTCATCAACTTTACCGTCTAATTGCGTTTGAATCGCAGATGTAACACCGTTTAATGTTTGAAACTCCGCATTGCTTACAGTTCCATCAGCCAACTTTGCAGCGTCTATTCCTGTTGCAATTTTGTCATTGTTTACAACACCGTTGTCAATAGTCCAAGTCGCTCCACTTGCAGACACGGTTATATCTCCTTTGTCACCGTCAGAGATGCCACCGCCTCCAACTGTGATATTTCCGCTTCCTAATAGAGATTCGTTGTTAATGGTCTTGATGTTAGTGCCGCTAACTAAAGTCGCTTGTTTAGCGTTTAAAGCTGATTGTGTTGCACTTGATATAGGCTTGTCAGCGTCAGCAGTATTGTCGACATTGCCTAAACCAACATCACCTTTAACAAGAGTAACTGCTCCTGTTTTAGAAGCAACACTTTGCACAGGTGCTTCACTTTTAATTTGAGCAATGCTTATTTTCTTGGTAGTAGATGCTGAGGTGTCAACGATAGGCAGAACGTCATCCGTTGCTATCGTAACTATGGCATCTAAGGCACTAATTTTTTTATCTGGCATTATAGTAAAATTTTTGAGTCATCTTCTTGAAGCAAGAAATCACCGCTTTCCAACAATAAGTAAGCAATGGTCTCAGGTGCTTCGATTTCGTATATTTTCTCGTTGAGTTCAACGGTGTATTCAGACCTTGTAACATCAAAGTCAACTTTTACAAGCCCTTCTTCAACTAACTCGTTTGCAAGTTCAGGATTTGTGTTAACTGATGAAGTCTGAGCGTAGATTCTATATAGATACTCTCCTGCGTCAAGCGTAACGGTTGCACCTTCTGTGATTGCAAACTCGTTGTAACGCTCTTTGTAGCTTGAAATATCAGTTAAAAGAAAGTTGTATTCTACGGCAGTTAAACGATGTTTAAGGCTAAACAAATAGTAAGGGTTAGAGATAGTGGTTTTCTCTGTTAAAGTCAAATACCAATTCTTACTCTCTGCCTTATTTATCTGTAGCATCTATACTTAAATAATAAAAGTCGATTTTTGGCAAATAAAAAAAGGGTGACCGAAGCCACCCCCTTTAATAAAGAAACTATGAAACTTAAATCGAGAGAGCAGTTACAACAGAAGCCTGTAATTTGTAAGGACTTTCAGACTCAATAGCACTCAAAGTGAAATTGTAGCCGTAGTTGTCACCCATTGCAGTTCCTGTTTCAGAAGTCATAGCAGTGATGTCGCAACCGTATTCTTTTCCAACCAACCAGTAAGTACTATTGTTATCTTCTACAATACAGAAAACTCTGTTTTGAGAAAGAAGTTTCAATTCGTTACGCTTAGTAGTAGCAAGTTTTCTCAAACGAGCAACTACGTCTGTTTGGTTAAATACAGTTCCGTTTTCCTGAGAGACGTTAGTAGTGGTAGTCATAGAACCCACACCCTTAGGCATTTCGTATGTATATACGCTGCCTGATGCGATGGTGGTTGCTGTAACCTCTCCACCACTTACGGTAAATCCTGTTGCTGCAAAGTTAATCAAATGGATGGCTTTAACACCTCCTACTGAGTCCTTACAGTCTAATACAAATCCCGAAGTTAGAGAGCAGCTCATATTCTATGAAATTAAGCTAATTTAAACTGAACGATTTGATCAGGGAATGCGAACTGAACACCATACTTCATGGTAGCACGGAAACGAACTTCATCGTTGTCTTGGCTATACCAGAATCTGTAGTCCTCTTCTTCGTTAGCAAGGTCAGTTCCTACAAAGAAGTTAACCAAACGACCCAAGAACATTCTGTTAGTTCCGTTCAATCCACCTACTGCAATCATTTTCACGTTGGTAGCAGGAATCATGATTTCCATTCCGTCGCTATCAGCAGCGTAGTGGAATAAGTTGTTATTTCTAAGAGCAGTAGTGTACTTCTTGAAAGTGTCAATACCAACCCACAAAACGATGTCAGAAGCGTCAGAGATATCAGCAGGGATAACGTTGTAGATGTTGTCAATCAAATCATCTACGTTTGCAACTGTGATAGAAGTAGCAGAAGAAGTGTTACCAGCAACAGTAGAAGCAGAAGCAGCGTCAATCAACTTAATGAAACCGTCAAACTTATTAGTGTTAGGGTTAGTGTTGGTTGTTGCTGTGTCACCTTGCCACATTGCAATCTCTAACAATTTAGCGATGTTGTTCGCTTTATCTTGACCGATTTGCTCCTCAAAAGGTACTGAAGTTGGAGAACCTGCAGCGATTTGGGTCTGCATCCACTTTGCTTCCAAAGTCTTAGGGCACAAAGTCTCTTCAACTTTGATTTTACCTACAGTGATGTTACGCTGAGAGAAAGTAGTGTTACCTGATGCAGTGTAACCGCAACCGTCAGTTTGAAAGTAAACGTCAGAAGTAAGGATGTTCAAAGCCTCTGCAGACTTCACACCTACTTGAACTTGACCAGCAGCTTGTAAAATAGCTGCAGTTTTTGAACCAAACAAAGACTTAAGTACTAACTCTGTAGACTGCTCGTTGGTGTAATTTGCTAAGGCTGATACGTTAAATGCCATTTTTTTATTTATTTTTTAGGGTTTGTGCAATTTTCATGATGTTTGCAAACTGCTCTTCTTTCTTAGAAAGTTTTGCAGGTGCTTTCTGTGGTTCTTCAGATGGAAGTTCTGCTACTTTTTCAACTAAGTCAACGGTCTTACTGAAGATGTCTTTCATTGAGTTGAATTTAGCCTCTTGTTCAGCGTTTTTCTTTTCCATTGCCTCAAGACGTGCTACAACTTCATTGAACTTGTCTAACAAAGAATTGAAACCTTCAACGGTTGCAAATTCTTTAGCTGCAATTTCTACTTCAACTTCTTCTTCGATTTCTACGATTTCGGTAACGATACCGCCTTCAGTAGTGACAAGCATACCGCCTTCTACTTCGTGAGTAGCGTCAGGAGCAGGAATAAGACCTTCGCCAGTTTGAACAAAGATAGCAGTACCTACTGCAAGTTCACCTTCCCATTCAATGATTGTGCCATCTACTAAAGTGGCAGTTTCCATCTTCACCTCTTCGGTCTTCTCTTCTGAGAAACCTAACAAGGTTCTGATTTCTTTGATTACTTCTTTTGAATTCATTTTATATATAATTAGTGGTTTGTTTTTTTTGGCTCAATTTTTACCATCCCATTGCTCTAAGACTCTTTTTAGTTTCTTCATCATGGCGTTGGCAATCTTGTCTTCTACAGTTTCTTCAAAGTCGAAAAAGCCCTCTACTGAGAAACCTTTGAACTCACCCTCTTTTACTCTCTGCCAAATAGATTCATCGTTTACGATGTAAGAAAGAAACCAACTTCCATCTGCTACTTCTTCGTAACCTTTTGGAGGCATAATGCCACGCTCTCTGTCAACGATGAATGACTCAAATAAAGAAAGTCCATTTACTGCTTTATCGTGATGAATGTTTACTGCATCGTACTTGTCACCTCTTGCCCATTTCTTAGCAATTTCAAAAATCGTTTCTTTGTCAAATACCACGTAGTATTCACCCCTTACATCATCGTAACGATAAATAGGTAAATCAGCAATCATTGCAGCACCTGAGATTATACGCTTCTCTTCGTTCTGAATCTCAAATCTTGCTTTTCTTGCTTTGCTAAGTTCCAACTCTTCTAACTTGCGTTCAGTCCAACGAAGCATCTCTTCTCCACCCCATAATAAATAGCTGATAGTTCCACACGCTTTTGTGTCTGATGGGTTGTAGTATTCTTTAGCTCTTGACAAATAAGAGTAAGTGCGTTTAATCGTTTGCAAAGAAAGATTCTCTCTTGCTACTAATTGTCTTGCTCTGTTCTTACCTACTAAGGTAGCACAGTCATTGCTGATAGCCTCGTTCAGGTTAATTCCTCTCTGTGCGTTTTGACTTGCTGCTTTTGGATAGTCGTTGAAGAACTCATGTTTATCAAATTTTCCACCTTCCCAATATGAATAGCAGATTGCAACTGCCTGTTCATTTTCATAACCTTCGTTAATGACTTTCTCAACACAACGAGATATAAACTCACCTTCATTCTCTCCTGGTCTTGGATCAACAAAGTCTTGCTCACTAAAATATTGAAACTCTTTTTCTATTGCAGGGTTGGTCACAAGTGACACGAATTCAACTCCTGTTTCATCCTCAGGATTTATAACGAGTTTGTAAATTGGCAAATCCATCTTATTATAATTATTGATTGTTGTTTTTTGGCTTTGTTTTACCCACCTAACACGCTTACATTCTGATTAGTCGCTGCTCTTCGTTGTGTTCTTGTGATGTCACCTTCTAACACGTAAACTCTTCTCTCTTGTGTCAAAATGTCTTGGCTTTGTGGAAGTCGTGTAGTTGGAACTGATATACCAGCACTTGAACCGATTGCTGAAGATGGTGCTACTGATGACGGTGCAGAGTTTGGACTAAACTTAGTTCTTGAAATAGCAGCTACACGAGCAAGACCTGAAGCAATAGCAACACCTGCTGCAACCGCACCTCTTACGATTGATGATGGATCAGGTATAGGAAGAAACTGAGAGTTATATGCTAATTGTGCAGCATAGTAAGTATCTATTAAGGTCTTTGCAATGTTAAACGCTTTCTGAGTTTTAAAGTACCCCTCTGATTGCTTTGTTTGGTTGCTTGTAAAGGCATCCATTAAATCTGTAAGAATAGAAAACCCTTGCTCAGTTATTTGTTGTTCTTGTTGTAGTTTAGCATTAAGATAAGATTTATCTAAACCTATTCTTCTTTGTAGGTGTGCTTCTTGCTGTGCTTCGTTTAGTTTAGTAAATTCTTCTTCAGTTAATAACCCCATAAAATAAGCATCTGTGACAAGCTCACGTTCTTTTTCAAACTGCTCTGACATGTCTTTTTGCTTTTGTAAATAATCCTGCTTATATAGGTCTTTAGACTCTAAACTATATTGCTCTTGTAAATCTTTTACATCTTGTCTTATTTGTTTTTCTTGCTCAATCTCCTTTAAACGCTCATCAAACATTTTCTGATTAAAGTCTTGCTGATTCTTTAACTTTTCATCATTAAGAGCCTTTAATCGTGCGTTTTCATTTGCCTGAATAATAAGAATGTTGTTACTTGCATCTAAAGCCGCTTTTTCTGCTTCTGTATACCCTTCTTCGCCTTGTTTAAAGATTGCAAGTTTCTGTTTAGCAAGTTTCTCCTCTTGCTCTGCAATCTCAAGACGCTTTTTAAATAATGCTGCTTCACTATCACCTCTTGCTTCCATTACCGCAAGTTCTCTGTTTAATGAGTCAACAAGTTTCTCCTGAGTCTTAATAGCCTCTTCTGCTGCAAAGTTTGTAAGTCCTATGCTATCAGTAAAGCCTTTGAACTTTTCTTTTAGTGAATCAAATAATTTACCTATCTGATCTCCGAACAAACCAACAACCGCAACTAAAGCACCGATACCAGTAGCAGCAAGAGCAAGTTTAACTCCTTTCAGGGTTTTAATCATGTTCAAGAATCCGCTATTGATAGCCTTAATAGCAGGAGCAAACTCTTTTAAATCTCGAAGCCCTTGAGCAAAGACCATTGCTCCCTGAACTTTGACTAAGACCTTGTCTAACTCTTTACTCTCTCCACCAAATAAAGCCATAGCACCTGCAGCAACTTCAAACCCTGCTGCAACTCCTTGAATAGCACCAAATAGTTTTTGAGTGTTGCCTCTGTTGGCATCTACTGCCTGGTCTAACTGCTCAAGTTGTTGCTTATACTGCCCTGCAGTCTTTATGGCATCTTGTGTTCTCTTGTCGTTTATTCCGAATTGAAGAGCTAAAGCCTCTGCTTCTCGTTGGGTTTTTGCAACTGCATCTCCCAAATCTTCATAAACAGTTGCTGCCTGTTGTACGGTTTGTATGCCGTTAACATCTACGTCTATTTTTACTGCGGTTTCTATTGTCATTTTTTAGTTTGTTATTACCCAATATTGAGTGCCATCTGATACAACTTGATCAAAGCTATTTTTTGCATTTCTTGTAAGTGTTGTGTTGTCATCTAAAAGTATAGAGCCATCTCCTGCATTTATTGTTACAGAGTGACTGCTTTGAGTTTTTTTAATCGTGTACATTTTTCCGCTATTTGCTGCCGTTGGTGTTGGAAGAGTTACCGTTATATTTCCAGAAGAAGTGTTGCACAGTATTAGCCAATCTTCAGAAGTCGCTAAATACGGACTCATTGAATGTACAATGGTCACAACTTTACCGCCCGACATCCAACTTCCCAAACATGGATAGTTTTCAATGTAGAGCCTCTCTGTGTAGGGCACGTTGTAGTTATCGCATCTTAATGCAGTCACGTTTTCGTAGTTGTCAGGAATTACAACACGCTCTGAACTTGTAACTACATTGTGACTACCGCCTATAGCGTTAAGGTTACCTACTACTACGTTTTCACCGCCACGACCTGTGTTATTTCCGACGTATACTCCGCGAGTTGAAGAGCCTGTACTATTGGTTTTGTTGCCAAATGGGATAAGCTCTGCTCCGCCCCCAGAGTTAATAGCATCTGAAAAGCCTAATTGCTTTTTTGTGCGTGAAAAAGGTGGGTAGTATTTAGCCAGTAAAAACTCACATTCGTAAACATCGTCAATCAAAGGGTTGTAATCTGTAACCGTTTGAAGTCTCCAATATTGCCCCTCAAAAAAATAAAGGTTTGACATCTTCATTGTCTGCCAATCCTTCGGAGTGATTCTGAAATACCCTTTAAATATCTTTGAATCTCTGTCTGCTATTTCTGTGAGCGTCTTGTAGTAGTATAAATTAACAAGATTCTGATTTGTATACTCAATTCCCAACTTCGTGTCGACATAAACAGGCATTCCGAAGTTTAAATCGAAATTCATGTCTTGAGTGTCATCGATATGAAGCGTTAACGGATAAACATTTTTGATATCAGAAATAGTTTTTCCCCCTGAGTTATACAAATAGTAGAACGGACAAGTTACTGCACCATAGTAGTAAAGTATTCTTAACTCACCTATTTGACCATCGGGCGTAGTACACATCGAATAGAACCTACGAGTTCCAAAATCCTCAGTCATCATAGTAGGCACGAATGTCACCTCTATCTTTTTTTCTTGCTTGACAAAGTCGTTGTCAATTCTGTATGTGCGTTCTCCGTAAACCTGAGCCGTCTGAGTTTTGTAGATTTCGTTTTCTTCGTCCTTGCCTTCTTTGTAAGTAAACTTGTAAGGGTTGCCTTGCAAATCTCCGTAAGGAACAATCTCATAAGGTTGTGAATAATCTAACTTTTGTGAATAGTCAACTGAACCAGCATAAAAGTCATCACGAGGAACAATTCGCAAAGTCTTTGAATCAAGTGTTGGCTCAATGTAAAGGTTAAACATCTTAATGAAATTCGTCAAGAGTTCAGTTTGTGTGTAATCACCTACAAAGAACGAAGCAAAATCTACAGGATTATCGTACAAGAATCCTGATGCCGTGCTTAATACGTACCAATAGGAATCAAGATTAATTTGAATAGACTTTTGAAGCACAGGAAGATTTGCTAAAACACCGCTATTGTTATCTAAAACTACACAGTTATAAAATTTCAATTCTATTTCGTCACCTTCTAAAGCCGTTACAATTACACTTGAACTACCATCAAATACTGCATTATTGCTTTGTACTGTCGTAGTTACGGAAACCATGCCGCTTTGAACTCCGTTGACTAATACTACAAATGAAGCATAAGCAGGACTTCCGTTTGGTGTTGAGTAACTAAATGAGGCATCTAAGTATATACCAAACTCATACTTTGCAGATACAGGAGCGGTATATTTATAAGTAGTGGTGTTGTAATTACCTCCGTTGTCAAAGTTGCCTCCCGTTGAATCATTTGCAGCAGGGAATATGTCTCCTATTGTGTCCCAACCTGTGGTATTTAAAGTAGTAGCACCTGTAACCTGAGCACGAAACATTCTATCTTCAATGTCGTTATCACTTACATTAAAGCCGTAGTTGGTATAAGGTATAATTAGGTTCTTAAAACGTGTGCTATTAAAAAAGGAATCTCCTGTGTAACGATATCCTTGATTTTCAAATATCTTGTCTACTACGGTCTTTGCATACAAACAAGGTGTATGGTCAGCAACAGACCACTCGTTAGAATTATAGCCTTTGGTTTCCCTTTTTGGAAACATTTGAGAATAAACATAGCCTCTGCCTTTTTCAAAGGTTACTCCTGTTCCGTCAACGATAATTTCAGTGTCCCAACTATTGATAACATTGGTTCTATTTAAAACGTGGTTGTATTCAGAGAAGTCAAGATCAGAAAGTTTAAGGTCTTTTATATTGGTAAATAGGTCAGCAGTCTCTCCGTGAACCGTACAGACATACTCAATGTCGTTTGTTCCTTTTACGGTAACCTCAGTCAATCTCAGGAATCCTCTGAGTTGCTCCATGCCGTGAGCTATGATAACGCATTGAGCCTTTTTGTTTACCTTAAAGTCGGAAATCTGCTGAACATTATTTCCGATGGTTGACTTGCCAACCTCAAAGAAAGCATTAAAGAACTTGTTATTTACTTTCGTGCCAGGTAAAGTAAAACTTTTTGACCAATCACTTTTTCTTTTCTCAGGCTCTCTGATGTCCGCTATTTGGCGAGTTATTAGAATCTGTAAGTCACCCCCTACTTCTAATTGGTAGCCTTCCGCAATTATTTCTATCATCTGCGTTGTGATTTGTCCATTGCACTTACTTCAACTTCTAAGGTCAAGTTAAACACCTTGTCGTTGACGTGGTATTTCCTTTCGTACTCGCTTGTTTTGATATTGACCGCTTTTAGTGTGCCGTCATACATCCATACGTAAGGACTGCCTATTAACTCTTTTAACCAGTCAGCCTCAGCCTCTGTGATAAAGTTAGAGTTTAAAGTAAATCGAGTAATTTCGTCTGTGTAGTAGTCCGTTTTCCAATGGCTCTCTGAGTCGTAAGTGTAAGTGATTGCCGTATTGTCTAAAGTGTATGGATTTCGATTGTAAGACTTTCGATTGTAATTTACGCTCTGTCGTCTCAGCATATCAAATCGGAATGATTCAACACCCCCTAAACGATTTAAAAAGTATAAATCTACGTTGGCGTACTTGCTACATCGGTCATCAATGGTAATTGTGTACGGACTGCCTACGGTAGTTCCTGCTGAATTCTTAGGAGTGATAGTGTAGGACTTTGTTCCAATAGGTATGCCACCTGGTATGTTTGCCCCAATCGGAAAACGAGTAATGTCCTGAGCCGTGCCGCTAATTGTCGTAGAACCACTTGGAGAAAAAACAACATCCAAGCTATTAAGTACACCAGCGTGAAGAGCGTAGAGCCAATCTTTTTGATCAATGTGAATTCTTTTATTTAGGTTGTGTGTTAAGAAGTTTGCAGTTGAGCCTGTTGCCATTCTGTAGTCAGACTCAGCGTAGTTCATTAACTCTTCAGGACTTAATGCAGCGTTCCAAACTTTTCTAACAGATTCGTTAGTTACTCCTGTAGATAACACTATCGGAGATGTTGCCCCTGTGCTATACTCGTAGCCAAACTTTGAAGTATAAGCAAAAACTGAATTATTGCAGCCACTTGCTGCACTATCGTTGTAGTCCCAATCGTAACTCACATAATTTTCAAGGACACGACCAATGTTAAAAACGCCCTTGTTATTACTATTGTAGTAAATAGGTGCTTTGAGCATTGTGATAGAAAACGGTGTGCCTCCACCGTAGTCCTGAATAACACAGTTGAATCTAAAGTTGAACTGAGAATATGTGCCTGAGGCAGATTCTGAGACGACATAAATGTTGTCGTTGTATGCAGGTAGAAAACTTGTGCCTGATGTTGGTTGGTGCTTGAAACTTAAAGCCATCTATACATAAATAATTTTTACGTTAAAGTGTCCCAAATCAGAGCAATTCGTTTAGACAAGCACATACATAAGATTCAAATCCTTGTTGTGCTGCCTTTTCAAGTCTCTTCTGTTGTTGTCGTTTTACCGTTATATGGAACGAAAGAGTGTTCAAAAACTCCTTTAATGACAAGTTAAGAATGATATCCCATTCATTACGTTTGCCTCCTGCTAATCGGTCAATGAGTCCAAGCCATCCGAAAGCATCTCCTTCATCTTCGCTTCCTTCTCCTTCAAATAGATTAGGGTAGCCTCTAATAACTTCGGATAAAGTTGAGAAAAAAAAACCGCATAATTGTAGAAGTTAACCAAAGGTAAATCTGCAAAGTCTTTTACTTTCTCTTCGTAGTCATCTTCCTTCCTTTGCCCCAAGATATTTATTCGATATGACAAACACGCTATTATCTCAGGCAGCACTTCAATAGTGTCTTTCTTCATCAGCTCCTGCAATTCGATAAAATGGTGAGCCTTCATTTCTTTTGCAGTTTTAACAAGTCTGTATCTCTTGCCTTTGTGCTTAAAGGTAAACTTTAATTTGCTCTTTGGTATCTCCTGAAGAAACGTAAGGTCAATAGCTTTTAATTTGTCAAGTGTCCATTGCTCTACTTCTTCGTAGGGCGTTTCTGTCAAAATAGACACAACCCATGCAGTTCTTTCAATAGGATTGCAGTTCTTGTCTATCTCGTTGATCTCTTGTAGTTTTTTGATTGTAATATTGTTCCAGTTAAGCATAAAAAAATAATCCTTTTTTGTTGTGTTGTTTGCAGTCCCACGCCAACGCTAATGACATTACGCAGTCATCATGAAGTCCTTGTGGTGCGGTGTATTTTACTCCTGTGCGGGAATATTCAAATTCAAAGTTACGCATTTCATCAGCAATGTTCCCGTCAGGGAATCCGATTTGCCTTTGTTGTACTGCCATCACCAAGCCCTCAATAAGTTGTTGTTTGCTCTGTGATGTAAATTTAAAGCCTACTACTCTTGGGTGCTTACGTTGTAGCTGCTCAACGATTGGATCACCAACACCAGTAGAGTCTAAGTAGGTCGGAGTGTTTCCGATTAAGTTAGAAATCTTTGTCATTGTCTGACTCCAATCCATTTGAAAGCGTTCAAAGTGACATACATTGCCTTGTTCGTTCAGTCCTATAATAACCGTCCAATCCGTATATTTTGCTAAGTCAATGCCGTATGCCGTAACTATACCCGATTGGGTAGGAATTATACAGTTTTCTATATTATCGTACCCGAAAGGGTTTGAATTGTCATCAGCAGGTTCTGCAAGGTACAACTCCTTGAAAACGTAGTCGGGTAAATCACGCTTTGCCTGTTCTATTTCTTCTACATCTAAGATGCCCTCTTTCGCTGCATCGTAAGCGGTTATTTTAAAGTACTCAAGATTAGGTTCACCTCCTTTGGCTTTCTCTCCCAATTTGTAAAACCAATTCTTTTTCCCTTTGACGTTACCGATTAGTTTGCATTTCCCTTTGGTAGCCGTCAACGTAGAACGTAAAGCGTACCATGATTCTTCTCTTGCTCTACTTGCCTCGTCAAATACTGCTGCATAAACATCGTCACCGTATAAGTTGTCAGGTTTCTCTGCAGATTTAAACTCTATCCGTGAACCTATCGGAGTAGTTAAGACAAGTTTAGATTCATTACTCTGAAAGAAGTCACGAGAGTTGACCTGTGCTTTCATTCTCCTGAATGCTATCTCCGCTTGTTGGTACACAGGAGCAACCCACCACACCGCTTGGTTTTCTTTTAGTTTCAAACTCTGTTCAAACAACCAAATAATATGAGATGCAGTTTTACCTGTCTTAGTCGATGCTGCCGTAATTGTGTAACGTGCAGGACTATCTAAGATGGCTTTCTGATAACTCGTTAAAAATGGTCGTTTGTAGTTTATTTGCATACTTTCTGTAACAAATCTATTCTCTTTTTGTTAATCTCTTTAATGTTGTGATGCTCGTTGCAGTAGTTGTAGTTGATTAATCCTATCTCTTTACTTTTTCCGCTTTCTATCAGTTGCGTTAACGGTGTAGTCCAATCGTTATTCTGCACAAAGAAAACTCCTAAGTTACTTTTGTGGTTCGTGTATGGCTCTACACTTGAAACTAAAATAGGTCGCTTGTACGCAGCAGCCTCAACAATCTTCAACTCTGACTTGTAGCGATTGAATGTCTGAGCCGTCAAAGGTGCTAAACAAATGTCAATCTCAGAATAAATCTCAGCGTATTTATCAGGTGTTGTCCCTACTCTCGTTTCAAACCATGTCGGTCTGTTCTTTTGGCTTTCTCCTGTTATGGCTTTCTCCATCTCTGCCCACATTCTACTATTCTCGTGGTGTCCACCCATTATAAACCTATATCCATACTTCTCACAGATAGGTCTAATTTGATTTGTAAGCAACTTTATGTCCTCAACGTGACTTATTCCACCTACCCAACCAATCGTTGGTGTATGGTCTTTATTTACGTTCCATTGAGCCTGTGTAAAGTCTACTGCATTTTCAGCAATCGTAATGTTGTCGCCTTTGTAAAACTCCTTTATCTTTTCAGCAAGTTGTGGAGTCGTAACCTGAACGCCATCAGCATAGGTTAAAGCGTTCTTAACTCCGTCTTTGATGTAGGCTCTGTAAAACTTGTACGCTGGGTTGTACTTCGGCAGTACCCAATAGTCATCAAGGTCAACGATGTAAGGTACTTTGTACTTTGCAAGTAATGGAAGTATGTTGTACTGATAGCGTCCTAACCAACGATTAAATATAACGCAATCGTATTGCTGATAGTCAAGGTTTACCCAATCTTCATGGTTCAAGCTGACATCAACAGTAATATCGTGGTCTTGTTGTAAACGAAGATAGGGAGTGTACAATCTATGAAAGGACACTCCGTTTGCTCCGTCAAGTAGACAAATTACTTTCATTAAAAGGGTTCTTTGGGCTTTGGCACTGCTACAGAGTGAGTCGCTTTGCTCTTCTCGTTTTGTTGCTTCAATTTTTGTACACGCACACGCACATCACCGTATTTGTTTACTTCTAACTTGCCGCTTTTAATTGCTTCGTTTAGTTTCTCGATGTTGATGCTGACGTTTAAGCCGTAGTCATCAGACCAGGCACTACCTAAGTAAGTTGTTTCCATTTCTTTTAATATATTCGGTTATAATTGTGTCAAGTGCTATTCCTATTTGTGTTGGGTTGGGCATTTCTATATCTTCTCCTCTTCTCCAATCGTTGTAGTAGATCAGAAGAATGATTGCTTCTTTTTCGGTCATACCTTTTTTTTATTAACCTGGTCAAAGAAATCTAATTCATCATTAAGACGTTTTAAAAAGTTTTCTTCACCATCATCTCCTGACAATAACCAATCTATTCGATGGGCGTATATCTGTGCTTCTCGTAAAATGTTAACGGCTTCTTTAAATCTCTTTATTACTACTCTTGGGTATTTGTGATGATTTTTGTCTTCAGGGTTTCTCTCAAGCCATTCTTCATCTATCCATGATTGCTCTCTAAGTTCTTCTTTAGTTTTTGGTTTACCGTTCTTTTCAATAAGTTGTTCTATTTTGTCGGCAATATATCCAATCTTATATTGGTCGTAATCAAATTGTCCTCCGCTCATAATTAGTCCAAGTTTAAAGTTACGTTTATTACTTTCGCTTCTACCGTAGCCTCTACTGATTCTTTTGGTTTGCCGTATACTCTCGATAGAAGCGTGTCCATTGAATAGAGTGAGCCTTTCTCGTAGCTCTTTATTATAGCCTTTGCAACGGTTTTCTCAAGCATGGTTGCTTCGTCATTTTTAAGAACGTCTTTGATTTGTTTTTCGTCCATTGACATAATTACCTGAATTGAATCGTTTACCTGAGAAAGTGAGTAGCCGTTCTCTTTCATCAGTGTAGTAAACTTTTTAGGTCTGCCGTTAGGATTGTTTGTCTCTCCTTTTTCGGGTACTTTTAAAGTCCCTCCATTTCTTCCTTGAATCTCTTTCATTACTTTGTACTTACTTTGTAATTACAGATTTATCCCTCTTTCAAAAAGCATCTGTCTTAGTTGCTCCCTTGTATCTTCAAGTAGGGCATATTCGTTCTCTTGAAGTTCGCTATACTTGATTTTCTGACGTAGAAACTCATCGATTTCGCATAGTACACAGAAGTAGTCAAATCCTTTGTTTGCGAAGTTATATTGTTCCTGGTCTTCAGGTAGTTCAAATTCTATTGTTGCTTTCATTTTATTTCGTTCATTTTAACTTGATGTACTACTTTAAGCATTACTTTGTGTTCTTTCTTGTCGCCTAATTCCATGTGACACTTTCTGCATAGTGCTTGTAGGTTTTCTATTGTATCTTTTGTTTTGCTGCCGCCCATTCCTCTTGCTTCGATGTGATGAATATCATTAGCTGTCTGTCCGCACATCTCACAGGCAATCCAACTGCTTTGATCGTAACCGAAATAGTCTAAATATATTTTAGTGTGCTTTTTCATTTAAAAAAATATCAAACAATAAATCTGTTGGTACTTGTGACATCCCTTTGGTTTCAGAACACCAATAGTAAATGAAGTCATGTTCATCGCAGCAAGTCCAATGATTCTCAGCAATCCATTCAGCAAATTTAATTTCAAACAACATAATGTACTATTAGTTCATTTTTTTCTTAAATAATAAACTCCACTTTGTAGGCTTTGACATCTCCAGTAATAGAGTGAATCCGCATTGCTCAAATAAATGCACCCAATGTGCTACAGGCTTGATGTTGATGTGTCCCCATTCTTTGTCAAAATTAGAGTAGTGAGGCGTAGATGAGAAATGAAAGTAATTACATTTTAGGTTTGCTAAAAATGGTTTTAACTTGTCGTCCTCTATATGCTCCATTACTTCTATGCAACTTACAAAGTCTGCTTTGATTTTCTTGGTTGTAAAATCACAGATGTGATATTCATCAGCTACGTTCCGCTCGTGGGCGTATTCGTAGTGGTGTTCATTGAGGTCGTAGTAAATAGTCTTGATGCCTTTCTTCTTCATTGCTAAACAATAAGCACCTACTCCACCACCTAAGTCTGTGTGTGTTTTAATATCTAACAGAGTTGTGATTTCATTTACAACATCGTCATACATATTTACAAATGATGGGTTATCTAAATGGATGCCGTTTCGCATTTCGTAATCAAAGCATTGCTGATTATTCCAAGTTCCTCCGAATGAGTTCATATTCTCTTAAAAGTTGTTTTGTTGTTTTTGTTTCTTTTCCATTGCTCCAATAACTAACACCTTTCACGATGTCGTATAAGACAAAAGAGTTGTGTGCTAAGTATTCAGCAAATTTAATTTGTTCTTCTCTTTCTTTTTGGCTTTTGCTCATCATCTGCAATAGTAGCTGCTTGTAGTTCTTGTTGTGCTTCTGCTCTTACAATTAACGAATATAGTGACTCGACAAAACAATTAGAGCAAGTCGGCATTGGTCTGCCCATCTCTCTAAAGTAGATGTCTCTTACTTTTACTGAGTCCTCTGGTGCTAACCTCATAAAACCACTATGCTTCCATTTAGTAAAGTGTGGTTGAATTTCAGTAATGATGTAGTTTATTTCTTCTTGTGTCATAAGTATTTATTTATAATCGTTGCACTTGCTGCTGCTAAAAATGCTAAAGGTATACCCTCGATTGAATGAAACCAAAATAGAGTAATCCAAAACGATAGACACAACTCACATGACAAAGGTTTCTTGAATCTGTAGCCAAACTCACGCACCCAAATTATGCTCATCGATGCTATCCCCAAAATTTGCAACAAGTCTTTCATTTATTTCTTTTTTGATTGTGTTAATTACTCTGAGTATTTCTTGTCTACTGATATCGGTTGCCCTACTTATGCTTCTTGCAGATCGTGGTTTAATTTCAAGTTTCGTGTCGCCTTCACAGTACAATGTCCAAATCTTCTGCTCATACCATTCTTTAGAACTTACAATGTCATCAATAGTGCTATATAGTGCCTCTTTATACATCGAATCATTCTCTTCTATTATTTCAACTCCTTCTGTGTCATATAGTCCTATTGGTTTGACAAAGTTCTTTGAGAAGTTGGTGTATTTGCCATAATACTGATTTAAACAGATGCGAATTACAAAGCCTTCCCAGTAGCCGCTCTTGTATTTTTCTTCTATCCATTCGTCTGTCTTCTCGCATAGAATTACAAATAGTTCCTGATATAAGTCTGATGAAAGTTCACCTGCAATCTTTATGCAGAACTCACGCAGCCAGGTAGACTGCGTTAGCTCCGATATTATTTGTGGCTTTTTGATTTAACAAATTTCTTTTTAATTTGACCAAAGTTATCAATATTGTTTCCACACTACTCTTGTCGTAAGTGATTCGTCAACAGATACTAATTCCCATCCTAACTTTGTGTACTTTCTCCAGTAATAGATGACTTCCTCTTCATTGTTAAGACAAATATGGAGATATTCTCGTGACCTCCTCAAGGTAATTGTCAGGAATCGCATTTAGTCGTGATTTAATTCTGTTGTGCATTGCCGTTTCAAACTTCATGTTAATGTCAAGGTAATCGCCTATCATATCTCTTCCGTGAATGACTGTTGAGTGGTCACGGTTTAAGTATAGACCGATTTTCTTTAGTGACTGATTTAGTTCGTTGTAAGCGAAGAAACAAAACATTGCTCTTGCAATTACATACTCACGCTTCCTTGAACGAGAGAAAAAGTCTTTAGGTATCACGTTGGACTCCTGACAAACTATTCTGAGTAGTTCATCAAAGTTCTTGTCTACCTTTTTTGTTTTCTGCTCAGGCTTTAAGATCATTTGTCTTAGTTCTTGGATTTCTCTCTTAGCACTTTCAAGTTTGTTCTCGTAGGTTGTTTTTAACCTGGTGTGTGATGCTTTTAATTTGATGTATTCGTATTCGTAGTTCATAGTTGTTTAAATATTTCGTAAGCTATTTGTGGTAAAATTGCGTTTCCGTAACCCTTGATTGATTCTGCTCTCCATTTTGAAAAGGTAATTCCGTCCAATTCGGTGGGAAGCCCATCATCTCCGCCACAAATCGGGGATTGAGTTGGGAACGAGTCCCAAGTATGTAATTGACTTCCGAAACGAGATCGTCTCCTTTCCAATTTGGCATTCTCCATCTCGTTTGATAATCTGATTTTGTTGGTGTTGGTAGCATCCCCATTGTCATTGCTCTTGCTAATGTTACTGAGTGCATACTTCCCTCCTTTACTTGTGTTGATTTCATCGTTGCTGTTGCATTGGTTGAATCCATTACTGTTGGAGTAGGCAATAAACCAGCACCTATCTCTGCGGTGCGGTGCGTTTTTGGCTGCAGCACAAATAATAAACGGTTGAACTTCGTACCCTTCAGCTTCCAAGTCAAGGCACACCTGCTCGAAAACCAATCCGCCATCAATATTCGTGATACCAAAGACGTTTTCTGCAATGACATATTTGGGTTTAATTTCTTGAATTGCTCTAAGCATTTCTCCCCATAAGTAGCGTTCATCATCTGTGCCTTTTCTTTTTCCTGCAGTTGAGAATGGTTGGCAAGGGAATCCTCCTGTGAGAATGTCAATTGTGTTTGCATATTTTTTAAAATCAGTTTTACAAATGTCTATGTGACTATCAGCGTTTGGAAAATAATAGTCTAATACTTTACGAGGGAACTCCATCCATTCGCAATGGAATACGTTATCCCAACCCATCC